GGAATTAAAAGATACCATACCTATCGAGGCACCAGAATCTACAAAGATAGATGTGCAGCTAAAAGAATTATTATCCGATTACATAAACAAAATACCAGGTAAAGATTGGAAAGATATATTAAGGGGTCTTGCATATACCGAAGAAGGTATAAGTTATTTTAAATTTAAAGACTTTTGGAAATATTTAGTTAGAACAAAAGTGTGGGACACAAAGAAATATCAGAAACAAAAGACAGCCAGAATGTTAGAAACCTTGTTTGATGCAGAGGAGATACCAGGCAAGATAAATAATAAGAGTGCAAGATACATGGCACTGCCAACTTTAAAATTAGAAAAACCTAATACTAGAAAAGATAAAATGAAGGAGGCACCTTTTGCATAGAATAATTATCCCTGGTCCACCAGGCACGGGTAAAACACATAGACTTATGTATTATCTTGATGAAGAGTTAAAAAAGACTGACCCTGAAAAAATTGCATACATAGCTTTTAGTAATGCAGCAGCAAACGTGGCTAAAGAAAGAATTAAGAATGACAAAGTGTATGTAAGCACAATGCACTCTATGGGAACAAGAGAGTGTGGTATCAACACTAAAACTCAGTTATTAAAAGGTGATAAATGGAAAGGTTTTAAAAACTTTTCTAAATATTGTAGTGATCTTTCCTTTGAGTCTAGAATAAATATAAATGGCTACACTGAATATGTGAATCCACATATGCGTATCATAGAGTTAGCTAGAAATAAAAAAACAAGTATTGAAGAAGCAGCTATAGAAATGGAATTACATTACACCACCGACATATGGTTAACAGAACAAATAGCTCAAGATTTAAAATCATATAAGGAGCAAACAGGTATGATTGAATACTCAGATATGATTTCCAAGTTTGTCGAGGAGGACAAGTGTCCACCACTACACTCCGTTTTCCTCGATGAAGCCCAAGATCTGAGTCCTCTGCAATGGGACATGTTCTTTTACATAGAGAGTAAGTGTGCTCGTTCTTACATTGCAGGGGATGATGATCAAACAATATATTCTTTCCAAGGGGCTTCACCAAAAATATTTATAAATTTAAAAGGGGAGTTTGATCCACAGATACAGTCACGTAGAGTACCTAAAAGTATCCATAAGTTAGCAACTAGTTTATTTCCACACATGAATCATCGTTTAGAGAAAGAATGGAAGCCAACAGATCGTGAGGGATCTGTAGAATTAAATGCAAGATTTTCTGAGCTTTCATTACATAAAGATCATTGGATGATCTTGACTCGAACAAATAAAATGTTAGAAGCTTTACGTGATTATTTATACAGAATGAGTTACAGATTTGAAGCTAAAGCACAAGAACTACTACCTCCTAAAATGTTAAATGCATTTAGAGTTTGGACACGTCTAAACCAAGGTGCCTTTGTAAATAAAGAAGATGTAAAAGATTTATGGGATTACATAACTGTGAAAGATGGTCATCTAACTAGAGGTTTTGCTGGTGGTAAGACACTAGAAAGTATCACATCAATAAATTTAGAGGGACTAAAAGCTAACCACGGGTTGCGAGCGGCGGGGGGTTGGGAGCAGTTAAACTTTCCAGAGTCCAGTAAGTTATATATAAAAAAATTATTAGAGTCAGGCGATAATTTAATGAAACCTGCAAGGATAAGATTATCTACAATACATGGTATGAAAGGTGAAGAAGCTGAAAACGTAGTTTTGTTTACAGACATAGAAAAAATTATTTATGATTCAGCAAGAAGAGATCCTGATCCTGAGCATCGTTTATTCTTTGTAGGTATAACAAGAGCAAAAGAAAACTTATTCGTGTGTAGTCAACATTACGAGTATCAATATAATATAGGAGCACCAATAATATGACAAATAAAGAAGATCTAGAAAGAGCATTTCCACAATCAAGACAGGTAGGAGGTTCACACTATAAATCGTTTCACATACAGCCGTACGAGTTTATTTCTAAAAATAATCTTTCGTTCTTCCAAGGCTGTGTTGTGAAATATGTATGTAGATATTTATCTAAAAATAAGATAGAAGATTTAGAGAAAATAATTCATTATTGTGAATTAGAAATTCTAAAGTTAAGAGATACCAAAAAGAAATAATGTTTACAGTGCAAACAGAGTGGGATTGTCCAGAAGAGTTTCCTGATTTATCGGGCGCAAAATATATAGCGATTGACTTGGAAACAAAAGATCTTGATTTAAAATCAAGAGGATCTGGTGCAATACAAGGAAGAGGTGAGATAGTTGGCATAGCTGTGGCTGTAGATGGTTGGTCTGGTTATTATCCAATAGCACACGAAGGTGGTGGTAATTTAGATAGAAGAATAGTTTTAGAATGGTTTAAAAAAGTTTGTGCAACAGATTCTTACAAGATATTTCACAACGCAATGTATGATGTATGCTGGATTAAAGCGTATGGTATACAAATTAACGGACACATTATGGATACCATGTTAATGGCATCTTTGATTGATGAGAATAGACTTTGGTATACATTGAACAGTATATCTTATGATTATTTAAGAGAAGTAAAAGATGAGAAAACTTTACAACAGGCTGCAGAGTCATGGGGCATAGATCCTAAATCTGAATTGTATAAATTACCTGCAATGTATGTTGGAAATTATGCAGAGCAAGATGCAAAACTTACATTAGAATTATTTAAAGCTTTATCTAGAGAAATACAAAAGAAAAACTTAGTAGAAATATTTGATTTGGAAACACAGTTATTTCCGTGTTTGATTGATATGAAATTTAAAGGCGTGTGTGTGGATATCGAACGTGCTCATAAATTGAAGCAAGAGTTATCACAACAGGAAGAGTTACTCCTATCAGAAGTAAAAAAGCAAACAGGAATAGATGTTCAAATATGGGCAGCAAGATCAATCGCCAAAGTTTTCGACAAGCTGTCTTTAAAATACGATAGAACCGAGAAAACAAACTCACCTTCATTTACAAAAAATTTCCTTTCCACACATAATAATCCTGTAGTTCAAAGTATAGCAAAGGCTAGAGAAATAAACAAGGCACATACAACTTTCATAGATACGATATTAAAGCATCAACATAGAGGCAGAATACACGCAGATATAAACCCTATAAGATCTGATCAAGGTGGTACAGTTACTGGTAGGTTTAGTTATTCTAATCCAAACTTACAACAGATTCCTGCAAGAAATAAAGATCTAGGTCCTATGATTAGATCTTTATTTATACCAGAAAAAAATCACAAGTGGGGTTGTTTTGATTATTCTCAACAAGAGCCAAGATTAGTTGTGCATTACGCAGCGACAACAGAGCCAATATGTTTTGATCCATCTGTAAAAAACATTGTAGAAAAATTTAATGAAGACACTGTGGATTTCCACCAAACTGTAGCTGACATGGCTAACATATCTAGAACACAAGCTAAGACAATTAATTTAGGTCTTTTCTATGGTATGGGTAAAAACAAATTACAAGCAGAATTAGGATTAAGTAAAAAAGAAGAGGCTGAGGATTTGTTTAATCAATATCATGAGAACGTACCTTTTGTTAGGGATTTGATGAATTACACTTCAAGACATGCACAATCCTCTGGATCAATAGGAACTTTGTTAGGTCGTAGATGTAGATTTACTAAATGGGAACCAAACAGATTTGGTATGCATAAACCTATGGATTATGTTGAAGCAGAAAGAACTTATGGTAGAGGACAAATACGTAGAGCTTTTACCTACAAAGCTTTAAATAAATTAATTCAAGGATCAGCAGCTGACATGACGAAAAAAGCTATGCTCGATTTATATAAAGAGGGTATTATACCTCATATACAAATACATGACGAATTAGATATATCTGTCAAAGACGACCAAGAGGCAAAAAGAATAATTGAAATTATGGAAAATGCTGTTAGTCTTGCTGTTCCCAATAAGGTTGATTATGAATTTGGAGAATCTTGGGGTGATATTTATGGATAATTATGGCTTATTTAAACGCAAACATACCTGTAGAATATGCTCAAATAAGGAGAGAATATTTATATGATCTTAAAAGTCATCATGGCGAAGTTGAAGACTGTATTATTTTCGGCATTAGTTCAATCACTGGTAAATCGCTTTTGTTCCATGCGATTATGGAAAACGGTGCGATCTTTTATAGACTCCCAATTACAGCGTTTATACAACGCGGTTTTAAACCTGCCGATGTACCTAGGCGTAGACTGGACGAGCTTCAGCTTTGGAATTGTTTCAGTTATTATCCTTCTGTTCATTCTTGGGATATTTTAGAAGCACAAGCTGGTAAATACATAGGAAAAGACAAGAAATGGCATCACGGTAAATATCTATTTACAGTTGACTTTGCTCACCCAGAGCCTAATATACTGGATACGGACCATTCGGAGATACCGCACGAGCACAAATGTGCTCACATCATAGCCCTAGATGATGGGAACTATGCAGCACAACCAAACAATAGATGTATCTGGGATATACCTTCTTTTACAGTAAAGAATAATACTCCGGATTGGAAAGTGCAAACATCTGAGTGGAACGTAGAAAACACAAGTAAATGGAAGACAGCTGATACAGATGACTTCTTTTACGAAATTGAGGAGAAAAAACATGATTGAGAAAATTAAAAAAGCTTGGAAAAAAATTACAGGTTGGATTGTAGCTCAATACAATAAGTTTTTACCAAAGTAATTTATGGCCCTAAAAATTTCTGAATCCGCAGCTGTGCAAATGCCGATGAAGACGGTTGCTAGTTTGATCGCGATGATTGCGGTTGGAACATGGGCTTATTTTGGCATTCACGAAAAACTAAATCAACATTCTACAAAGATAGAGTTGATAACAAAAGATTTAGAGGCTAACTCAGAGTTTAGAATAAAGTATCCAAGAGGTGAGTTAGGTCAATCAGCTGGAGAGGCAGAACTTTTTATGATTGTAGAACACGTCAGTGGTTTACTAGAGGATGTTGAAGAAGAGATTAAAGGTATGAGAAACAATGCCGTTAACATAGAGTTTTTAAAGAAAAGAACTGAGAAGCTAACTGAAGATGTAGAGAAGTTAATTAGAAACGGAAGCGGAAAACATCAATGAAGAAAAAAAATAAATTATCTAGATTTGAATGGGTTAAAAAAAACATAGTTATTGTGCCCGTAGTAGCAGCAATACTAGCCGGAACATTTACATCGGTTAGATATGTGTTAAGTTTGACTGATACTATTGAAGCAAATAAACAAACATTGGTAAATCTTAAAAGAGATTTAGCAGTAGCAGAAGATAAGTTGACCGAAGTTTCTACAAGACTATCTGCAGCAGAAGCAACGTGGGAAATGGCAGAAAATTTATATAGACAATTAGCAGATCAAGTTAGGGAGCACGCATATGATATTAAGGATCTTAATCGCTAGTATTTTAGTAGGAATTATTGCTACTGTAAATGCAGAAGCACGTAATGAATATTTAAATGATGGCACGAACTCTTGTGATCAAGGCAGCTGGGAAGCTTATTCAGAAGTAAGACAACAAGAATATAAGACAGGAACAAATGATGAAAGCCAACAACAAGTGTTAGGTTTTAGATGGAGAAAATCTATTGGTCCTGTGTGTGATGAAGAGTTTGCAAACGAGCAAAGAAAAAAACAAAAAATAAAAACACAATTAGAACTTGTAAAAGAATGTAAAAGGGTGCCTAGAATTAGCCCACCACCTCCACAGTTTGCAGAGTTAATTAATATGTGTGCAGAATTAGGTCTTGTATCTACGCAGTCTTATGGTGAGAGAGACTTTGATCCAAAAGTGAGCTACTGGACAGTATTAAAAGAACAGTATATGAAGGAAAACCCTGATATAATAACATTGGATAATTATAAAAAATGATAGAAACTGTATTCGCACTTATCTTAACTTTAAACGGAAACATGATAGAGCATGTATATAAACCGAACCTCAGCGATTGTTTAAAATCCAAGCGTATCGCGCAGAACGAGGTCAATCCTGAAAGAGTTGTGTTCTCTTGTAAAAAAGTAGAGGCTCAAACAGAGATATACATGGATCGAAAAAAAATAATTAAAATATTAAAATAATGGAAATAATTTGTTACGTATTTGTAATACTGTGGATTATGGGAATATCTGAATAATGGAACCTTTTATACCAATAAATACTATTATAGCTTTTATATTGCTTTGTGTTGTAATATATGTAGGCTTGAAAGATAACGATAAATTATGAAACTTACAGCTAACATAACTCTTGATGAGTTAACTAAGTCTCAAACTGCGGAACGTAAAGGTATTAATAATAATCCTAATCCACAGCAAATAGAGAATCTTAAAGCATTGGCTACAAACATATTGCAGCCGGTAAGATCTCATTTTGACAAACCCTTAATTATATCGTCAGGATTCCGTTGTGCCCAGCTTTGTGTAGAGATTGGTAGCAGTGTAAACAGTCAACATGTGGCAGACAACAGTGCAGCTGCAGCAGACTTTGAGATACCTGGTGTAGATAATAGAGAGCTAGCTCTTTGGATTAAAAATGAGTTAGAATTTGACCAGCTCATTTTAGAATTTTACCGTGATAACGAACCTACCTCGGGCTGGATACATTGTAGTTATTCAACAGATCACAATAGAAATCAATCATTACGAGCACAAAGAGTTGATGGTAAGGTGTCATACACACCTTGGTTAGAGTAATGAAAGGCGTAAGAATAGGTTATATTGATACCGTTCATGGTATTTGTCCACACTGTAAAGAAGATACTTTATTAGTTGCTATTGTAAGTGACTTTTATAAATGTACAATATGTGGTGAAGAAACAAAACAGTACGTAAATGGATCTATTAAGTATTTAAAACTTGATGAAAACGATCATGACTTTATCCAAAGACAAAAAGATTTAGACAAAAAAGATGGCTAAAAAAGGTAATTTTTTAAACAAAGTTATTCATGAACCCATACATCACAAAACTTCGATTGGACGCAGACCAAGTCTACAGAAAATGAACAAACACCGTAGACGTAATTTTAAGTTATACAAAGGCCAGGGGCGGTAGTGTTTGAAAAAGTTACAATCATAACATTGTTATATTTAACAACCTTTGGAGATCTTAAAATGGAATCTTTTGAGATAGTATCAAAACAAACCTGTGAGTCTTGGTACACACAAAACGTAAGAATTACACAAACTAAACAAAGAAAATTATTTAGTAATCATTATTATCACGAATACAAAGGTAAACAAGTTATTGGTTATGTTTGTAGTGATGAACCACCACAATAGTTTAGAATAGTTCTAAACTGAACCAAAAATTTTACATTTAAATTGAACTGTAATCTTGCTTCTATTAACTTCTTGAGGACCCAACTCACGCATTAAACCTATAGCATTAAGATAACCTGCGGTTGCACAGTCAAAATGGGTTGAATATTGCCCAGCTGTCATCTCATTCATGCAAGACATGTGAATCGTTGAACACACCTGCATTATCAGTAAAAATTTCATTTGACCTCTTGTATATTTTGAGTTAATGTCCTATATTGAAAACAATATAACTAATAAAAGAAAGGTTATCAGATAATGACTGACTTTAGCAAGTACAAAAACATAACGGTCGATAATGACACGTATGCAACAATAACCAAACTTCAAACTAAACTTGCACCCGATGTAAAACTTAGTAGAAGTCAAGTGGTTAAAACTTTAGTAAATGAGAAAGCGAGAAAATTAAATGGCAGACTTAGCAAATAGCGGTGTATTTATAGAAC